TGAAGATGTCATCAATGATCTGATAGGCTACCTAGTCCTGCTTAAGATCAGCGATAAAGTTAAATAGAGTTTACAAAATGCACAATAAATGTGTAATATATTGCACATTATTAAAGTTTTTACCACTTAATGAATGAATAATCATGCCTGATATCACAATGTGCCTAGGGACAAACTGTCCCTACAAAGAAAGTTGTTACCGCTTTACTGCTAAGCCAAGCGAGTATATGCAATCCTATTTTATGAATCCGCCTATTAAGGACGGCAAATGTGATATGTATTGGGGTGATTTAAGCGAATCTATTTGGGGTCAACTTCAAGACATCGTAAAACCTAAATAAGGCGAATCTGCCATAATTAGTAAAAATTCATGCATTTATACCGTGCCAAATGTCGACAAATTGGAGACAGTTGTTACGAATTTATGTAAAAAGGTAACAAACAATTAGGAATTTAACCGAATAGCAACTTATAAGTTCACAGATTGGGAACTTTTATTAACCTTTAGAATAACTTTTTAGAAACTCCTATCTGGTGAGACCTAGTAAATGGTTGGTATTGGTACTCAAAGATGTACTTGTTGTCCAAATAGGAAACTTTTGCGCTCGGTTCTAACAAAGAGTTAATGCTTGCGCCCAAATATATTCCTTTGCTCTTCTTAATTATTGTCTCGGTTTTTGTCTCGGTAATTGTGTTGGTTACCACAGGTATCTTGAAATCGTTAGTAGCAGTCATTTTAAGCACTTCTCCGAGGACTTCTCCGCTTACATTGGTACTTCCATACTCTGAGGGGATGGAGGTCTTAAACAGGCTAATTTGAGGCTTATAATCTACAAGGATTGTATCCCTAATAATCTGTGATTTTATCCACTTTTTCGGCACATAAACTGTGTCTTTGACTTCTACCATCAAAGTGTCCGTTTTTGTCACGGTTTCATATTTGTAGACAGTCTCTTGCTCAGGCTTTGGGTAAATGACAAAAGTCAAAAGGACACCAATTAAAAAGGCAATTATTGCGATTCGTTTGCGCTCGTCATCTAGTAAATCTTTCATTTTTTTCCTCTGAATTGTACATAACAAATTACCAAGCGCTGATCCATACGCGGAAATTCTCGTTCCATTACTGGATCGGAGACACATCTAGCGACAAAATCGCTTTGACTTTCGACAGTCTTTGGCTTTGGTAGTGGCATTATTGTTCTATAAATAAGTTTTCATCGTAAAACAATTGTCTAAACATATCTCTGCATTTCTGATATGTCTGATATTCTTCATCTGTAAGGTCATTGTACTTAATTATAGTTCTTAACTTCTCATCGTAATCGTAGGAGATTCCTTTTAGCTTTTTCCCATTAATAGCAGCTTGAAAATCATATTCATCGTCAGGCAAATCAAACTCTAGTATTACTTTCATAAATCCATCATTACGTTAAAAGGCAATCGTCCATAATCTAAAGTTACACCAACACCAATTGCCGGTTTCCTACCAGCCTTAGAATATGCCATTGCATAGCTATCTTTATCAATTCCGCAGCCTACTTGCTTGCCAAATATCTTAAAGTTTTTGCCAACTACGAAATTGGTGTAAGCTTCTGTATGTCGATGTCCTTGAACGGTGCTAATTAAGTCAGCTTTTGCTCTTGCAATTGCTCCACCTTGCTCGCCGTGTACGTACAAAACATCGTTTAAAATATGCTCCTCAGTAAACTCCCAATGTGGAGTCTCCAAGACTTCCTTATAGCTTTTAATCCACTTTTTAGAAATGCCGGCAGTAAAAGCCTTTCGCATTACTAATCTATCGTGATTTCCAATGATAACAACCGCCTCTGGAAAAGCATCGCGCCATTTTTTTATCCTTTCAATAGCATAGTTCAATTCATCCAAGGCACTCATCCCATCTGGATCAGTCTCATGGTAAGATGCATAGTGATTGTCAATGATGTCACCAATAAAGATTGTCTTTTCTGTTTTATACTTTCGCTTCTGTTCAATACAAAACTCAAGATAACCATCAAGGCAAAAAGGCTCGTGCAAGTCACCAATTTCTAAAACCCCACCCCCCCTATTTGAATTTCTAATACCTCGAATAATTTCCCACTCTTCGCGGTTTAATCTTGGTCTAAATTCTTCCATTACATAGCTAAATAGGTTGTTTTTCCGCTAGTTCTTATTGCTTTAAGCTTTTGCTTGCGGTTGCCACTCTTTACAAAAGAAACGTGTACCCAATCAGGATTAAAATCTGTTCCAAACTCCCAGATTAGTTGATCAAAATCTAACTTGTTTTTTATATAATCAAAAACCATGCGATTAGTAACCTCGCCGTTACTTCCATCCATGTCGATATCAATCGCTTGGCCTTTGCAATGTTGGCTGGACAAACTCCCCTTAATGAAATCATTGAGAGCCTTGCTTCTGTACCCAGAGCTTATAAAAATAGGAACACCAAAATGTTCCCGAATAGGCTCGAATACTTTATCTGCAAGAAGCTTGAAGTTCTCAAGATGCTCTGCGGTTGGGGTATTATCTATTCCATGTCTTTTGGCTGTATCACTTCTGGTGATCTCCGCAAGATTAAGATGTGGACTGATTTTCATTTTTGTCAGTTGGTTTTTTAAATATTTTTTCCGCTGCCGTAATACCTAAAGCGGCCGCACTTAATGCAGCCACGGAATAAACAAGAGCGTCGTTAGGATTAAAATACAAAGTCCAACAAAGAGCAATTGCAGTAAGTACACCAACAAGCCTTTTGCTCGATGCTTGCCCATGCTCGGAAAGGAATCCTTTTGCCCATGTAAAAAACTTATTCATCGTCCCTGGCCTCTGTATTTTTTCGGTTTGTTTAATGCTTTGGAATAGGCTTTTTTGGCTTTGCCGTTTCGGCGTGTCCCAAAGGTTATTTTTATTGCGCTGGTCGATGCTTTAGCCTTTGCCATTATCTTTGAGCTTCTTGATTTCGTTTCTGATTTTATAAACCAAATAAACAATCGATAAAATCGAAATTACCGACGTAAAAACCACATTTACCATTTGCAAGCCAGCCATTGCCGTGACATTTGCAAAGATTGCTAGGAAAGTAGACGGTACTCCCAACTCATCGCTTTTCAATAAATTCATCTAAGTAATTGCTTTTCGTTTACCAAAAATAAGGCATTTTAAAGCAAATAAAAAAGGGCTAAAATTTAGCCCTTGTATTATCCTTACTTTTCCTTTAAAGCCTCGTAGAGCGGCCCTAAAACAAGCACGGTAAAGCCTTTGGCCTTTACCTTTTCCTTGACTAAATCAGCATCCGATTTGCTTAGTTCAATGTCGCCATCAGAATAGTAAATTTTCTTAGCCAGCTCGTAAAGTCTTATCGGGTCGTCTTTCTCCTCTGCTGAAAACAAAGCGTTCCCGACCATTTTAGACAAGTACATAAACTCGCCGTTTTCGCTTGTGATTTTGTTGCCTTCGATGTCTGTTAAGGCAATTGCTAGATTTACAATCATGCTATAAGTGTTAAGTTTAATTTTTCGGCAATATAGGTAAACGCGTAATCGTTGTCGCCGTCCCAAGCCAAATAATTTTCTCCAGTCATTGGCACGTTGCCATTTATTAAACAAAGCCCTTGGATTAAAGGCGTTTCTTCTGTGCCTTGTCCGCCTTCACATAACTCGTAATAAAAGTTACAAGCGCTTTGCAAATTGTCGTCTATAATTTTAGCCGTTAAAATGCTTGCCGTTTTTTCTTCACCATTATTCCAAATGGTTATTGGTTGAATTTGTTTCATTTTTTTATTTATTTAATTCTTATTGTTCCATAAGTCACCGTATAAGAAACACCATTGGCACTTCTAATTTGCACATCGTTTCCAGAAAATTGCACTTGAATATTGTTTCCTAAAATAGTACTTACTATCCTTTCTCCACTATTTTCATTAAATAAAGTGAAAATTGCATAAGTTCCATCGTTTGAATTTGTTTGCACAGTTAGGAAATAAGCGGAATCAGTACCAGCAGTAAAAATTGTTTGATAGGTTCCTGTCATTGTCAAATTTCCTGAGTTTGATAGAAAGGCATTTCCTAAAGAACTAACAACTCCATTTACCGTTAACTTTGCTCCAACATCCGTTGTCGTTCCAATCAGCACGTTGCCGCCTGATGTAATGCGCATTCTTTCTGAGCCGTTATTTTCAAAAATAGTTGCAGCGTTTTCTCGATTAATAATATAAAGTTCTCTGCTAAAATCAATTCCTATGAAAGAGCCATCTGTTGTACTTTCGCCGCTATCTGAGTTTACAAAATGTATTTGCGCTCTGTTTCCAACTCCAGCGCCATAAATTTGAATAACTCTATTATCAGCTGATTGACCAGTTGCGTTAGCCGTACCAATCCCTACGTTGCCGCTTTTATCAATCACCATACTATTTGTAATAGTACTTCCATTAATTGAACGTCCAAAGTAAATTTCAGCAATGTTATTACCTGATTGGTCAACTGAAACAATATTAGTTGCACCGCCTAAATGGTTTATAACTGTGTATTGATTTGTATTTGAGTTTCTATTTACTCGTAAACCATCTGCAAAAGCGCTACCAGTTCCGCCTAAAACTGAATTTATAAACCGCCCAGTTCCGTTGACATCTAGCTTAAAGCCAGCGTCTGTTGTCGTTCCTACTAGTAGGTTGCCAGTAGTAAAAGCAAATTGACTTGCATAAAATTGCGCTTTGCATTGTAAACTATTGGCATCATTTGTAAATTGAACCGCTACCTCTCCCGCATTATAACTGGTTAAATAAAAATTTGCGTCTGTTGCTACTTTAGTTTGAAATTTTCCATACGCATTTGTTGTATTAATACTTGCACTTGTGCTAAAAGTAGCTGCAACACCAACGGAAACAAGTGTTCCGCTATCTTGAATATTACTATTCCCAATCGTTGTACTTCCTGTAAACTTAGGCAAATAGTTAGTTGTCCCTGTTCCCGTTACTGGGTTAGTCAAAGCGTTTTGTTTGCCGTTAAATGTTGTCCAATCCGTTCCGCTCAATGCTCCAGTAACTCCAGCGCTTGCCAATCCAAGGGATAAAACTTGTGTTGATAAACTTAGACCGTTTGCCGTTCCAAGCGTTACCGCGTTATGCCTTGCCGCCGTATTTGCCGCGACATTTGTGTTGGCATTTACCCTAGCCTCGGTATAATAAAGATTTGTCCCCTCAGGTACAACGCTAGTATTAAGCGTATGAAAGGTCTTATCGCCTCGAAAGTATTGCGCGGTCGTGCCAGCAATTATTGCGTTCTCTTTGCCGTTAAAGGTTGTCCAATCCGCCGAGCTTAAAGCGCCTCTATTGCTAGCGCTTGCCGTTGGTAAATTAAAGGTATGAGTGTCGCTTGCGCTAGAAATTGCAAAGTCCGTTCCGCTTGTGCCAACCGCAAAGAATTGTACTTGGCTAGTCAAGCCGTTTAATGCAGTCAAACCAGTTGTAAACGTGGTAATTACTTGGCACAAATGGCCGTTTTCAGTATGTAAAGTGATTGTACGGCCTGAATGCGTAACGTAAAATCGAACCGCCAATCTATCCGTTAAAGCTAGGACTGTCTCGGGAACTGCAAGCGTGCTATAATAAGGGTTTAGATTAGTTCCAAACGCAATTAATTCAGGAGCCGAGCTACTTGTTGCAATTAATGTAAAGGTCGTGCCATTGTACTTGTAAAGCTCAACATAAAAGGATGGTGAGCCACCACTACTTGACGCGCTAAAATAGGTCTCAAAGTTCCAGTTACCAGCTGGGATAAGTAGTTTATTCGGGTCTAAAGCGTCCGTAATAAACGAGGCAATGTAACCGTCAGCGTTTATGCTTATGTCCGTTCCAGCGCCAAATATTGGCGTTCTGTTTAATTCTCTATAAGCAACTCCGCCGATTGTGCCTTGCGAAACCGAACCATTTAAATAGTAGCTAACCGACGAACCGCCGCCCGTAGTTGCTGGAAAATCCGCCAAAGAGCCATCGCCTCGGATGTATTGCCCAACCGTGCCAGCGCCAGTAACTGCTAAAGTTCCAGCCGTTGTTATTGGACTGCCAGCAACACTAAATGCGGTCGGCATAGTTAATGCAACCGAGGTTACTGATCCAGTCCCGTAGGCCGTAGAATCGACCGAGCCGTTAGCTTTTAAGAATTGCGCGGACGTTCCGCCAGCCTTTACAAATGATCCAGCCAAAATGGATTGTGCGCCGAGGTTAACCGTAGTAACGGCCCCGGTATAAGGTACATAACCGCCGCTTGAGTTTTCCCATTTGCCAGTTGACGAGTTGTAAACCAATACTTGGCCATTTGCTGGCGCCACAATTGTAACGTCGCCCAACTCTGACAAATTAATGTCGGTCCTATCTACGTTCTCCCATTTGCCTAACGTACTATTGTATTGCAAAATCTGACCATTGGTAAGCGCTGAAATATCAACGTCAGTTAATCCAGCCAGGCTTTGTGGTGATCCTTGCAAAAGCGTTGCCTTTGTGGTCTGTTTGTTTAAACCGTCTTGCCAAATTAAAACAATGTCGTTATTGCCAACACTTGCGGCAATTGGAAAGTCTATAAATCGTCTATTTGCCATCTTTAGTTAATTGGGTAAACGTACGCCGTCGGTACTTGTCCAAAGGTAATTCTTGCCACTCGACTTGCCAAGTCATACTCCCAGCCAATGACTTGCAAACGTACGGTTGAAAAGCCAGTATATACTAGTTGTGTACCTATATAACCATTTCCAAACGTGTCGCCCTTGCGTCTAAATGACCCCTCCAGGCGATAGCTTAAAGCGTTGTAAATAGTCAACACATTACGCGCGTAACAATCGCGCAAACGTGGTGAATAGCCGCCTAGTAAAGCTTGGTTTTCAAACGTTATATTGGTTTGCGAATAGGTAATTGTCCCGTTGGCGTTTACTTGCAAAAGGAAAGTTGACGTTTGGTAATTATTGCCGTTTCCATCTTTTAAAAAGACTTGAATTTGAATATTTGCCTCGCCTGTATAATCGTAGCCGTTAAAGGTTACCGTTAAATTTCTTTGTTGGCTTGAAATCGTGGTAACAACCGCGTTTAATTGAGCGCCAGGAGGCGGCGGACTGCCAGTTAAACTGCTAATTAAAACAAAGGTTGAATCAATTGTAAAACCGCTGGCCGCCACAAATTGACGCTGGTAAGTTCCAGTTACTGTGCCGCCGCTAAAGTTAAGCGTATTGGCTCCTAAAGTATCGGTCAATCTGTTTACCTGGGTAACGGCTCCGCTTGGCACTTGGATAATTCCAGGCGTTGCAGCCAAAGACTTTTCAACAAATACAATCGCTGGCAAATCGCCTATTTTTAGCCAGTTTTTCGAGGCGGTAATTGCTAGATCGCTAAACCTTAAAGTATCGTCTCGCAAGCTGGTATAAGCTCGCGCCGTCTCGTAAATCTTTGTTACTTCGCTTGGGTTGCGCTTGCCTTCAAACGTTGGAATTATCTTGGCCGCAGTTACAACCGCGCTGCCAGTAAGTCCAAAATATTTAAGCTCAAGAGACAAAAAGCCAGCCGTTGGCAAAACAAAACTTGAAAGTTTAAACTTTCTTGTATCGTCGTTTTTAGTTGAATAAAAAACAAACGTGTTATATGCCGCGTCCCAGGCCAAAATATTTAAAGAGCCAACAATTGCCGTGCCTAAGTATCTGCTCGTTCCGTTACTATCGACGTGTTTTAACGCAATTCCTAATCCGCTAGAAGACGTCGAATAAATTATGTCAACCTCTAAATCCAAACTTAATCCAGCAAAGTCCAAGAAAATTGGCTTTGATATAATTGGCTGGTCGGTCTCGTCGCCATTGGCCATAAATCTAATGTCCCAAGAAACGCCTTGCTCGTCATCGTAACCTGTTTGAGACGGAATATTATTTGGGAAAATTTGTATAACTGGCGAGTCAGGATCGGGCGTTATTGTCCAATCGTAAAGCTTATATGGCCCTTCTTGAAACCAACTAGATTCGTTTAAGCTTTCGCCATTTGTAATTATGGACTGTCCTAAATCGCCCTGTTTAACGGTTAGCTTTTTAATTGGTCGCTGGTATTGCAAAAGCTGGTCGCCGCCAACGGGAATCCACGTTGTGTTGGCCGTGTCTTGGTCGCCAATTATTTCGCTTTGCAAACTTTCAAAATAGTTAAACATTATCGCATTGGCTCCAGTATCCGCAACACCTACAAAGGTATTCTCGCCAAACGTAATTCCTCGATAAGCATTTAAACTAGGTGACGCCGTGGCGGTCCAAGTAATTGCGTCAGTTGAATAATAAATTCGATTTGCCCCTGATTCAGTTAGGCCAACAAAGTAGCCGTTTCCGTAAGTTATGCCAACGGCGTTAAAATTTATATTGGCCAAGTTCCAAGTAATTCCGTCACTTGAATAACGATAACCAGTTGTAAATTTTCCGTTGGCAAAAAATACGGTTAATGCGTTCCAGGTTAAATTTCTTTGTGTCCAAGTAATGCCGTCGGCTGAGGTCATAACATTTCCGCCAGTTACTCCAGCGCCACCAGTACTAACCGCAACAAAAACACCGTTTCCGTATGCCACGCTAGTAAAATCGGCATTCATTGGCGTTGTACGACTTGTCCAAGTTATTCCGTTGGGTGAGGTCATAACGCGGTTGCCTGTTCCAGTTCTTGCGACCGCAACAAATAAACTATTTCCATAAACAACGTCTTGCCACCACAACGCAGCCGCTGGCGTTCTGCTAGTCCAATTTATGCCGTTGGTTGATGTAAATACATAAGCCGTAGGCACGCCTGGGGAGCCAACACTTGCATACCCAACGCCTACAAATAACCCATTTCCATAAGTAATAGAATCAATTTGCCAGCCTCCGCCAGGTATTGATTCCTCCCAATTAATACCGTCATAAGAATAGGCCCTAAATGCTGAAAAGCTGGCAACAAAAATGCCGTTTCCGTAAGCAACGGTTTTATAACTATAATCAACGGTTAGATTTGTCCATTGTGTAATGGCCGTACTTGTGTTATTTGGGAAACTTTCAATTACTGACCCATCGACGTAGCTATGTACATAAATCATGGTCCCCTCAATGTTTCTAGCGATTGGTCGCTGAATTAACCAACGCCCGTTTTTTTGTAGCAAAATCCAACCAAATGTGCGACAAATTTCCAGCAAAAAATCGTAAGCGTTTATTTCTAACTCATCAAAAGTAAAGTCTTGGACAAGTAATTGCTCGCCAGCTGCCTGGTCAAATATTGACCTTGTATTGTCCATAACAAGGCCCTCGTAAAGGTCGTTACAAATCTCAATGTCCAAGTCTAACTCCAAGCGATTTAACGTCTCAAAAATCAAACTTCCAAGCTCGGTGTCTACACTTGGACCAACCAAATCAACTTCTTTAAGTTGCGCCAATCCGTCGGTTGCCGTTACGACAACTGGGTAAGGCGGGTCTTGGAATGGTTCGCCAGTAATGTCGTTTAGTAAGTAGCCTTTAAAGACAATGTTTCCCTCAAATTTATGCACAACTAAAAACTCGCGGTCGGAATAGCTAAAGAAATTGCGAAAGTCTGTCGTGTCAGTTGAGTAAAAAGAAATTGTAAACGTCGTGGACATTATTGGCGTCGTGATGTCCTCGTTGTCTTCGCGCTCGTATTTGTGCGTCGCTGGTTGCTCGGTTGCTATTAATTCAGTGGAGGTGCCAACAAAACCGTCCTGGTAAATTTCGACCAGGTTGGAATAGTTGTCGACGTCTTTAAATGGAATCGTGTATTTTAATCCGTATGCCATTGGTTAGAATTTTCTTGCCCTTGTTTTATTTGCTCTGTTTAACGTTCCAACTAAAGAGTCGCCGCTAATTGTAAAGGTAACATTTCCGCCCATCATGTTTTGCAATTTGCTTAAAGGTGCGATAACCTCGGGATTTGTTTTGGCGCCTGAATACTCGCCAACTAGCGCAGCCGTTGGACCGCTTACAATACCTCCAGCAGCAAACGGCGTAAGGCCGCCAATGCCCATTGATTTACCGCCTTTTAACAAAGCACCAAAACCGCTTTTGGCTCCAGCAGCTTTACCAGCTGACATGACCGCGCCGCCTGTTAAAATGTTTAAAGTTATGGCCGCAGCAATTGCCGCCGCAAATCTTAAAACCATTTGTTTTAACGCATCGAAAATGCCTTGGAACGATATTTTACCAGTCTCGGCAAGTTGTCCAAGCGCTTGCCCAAATAAATCACCAACCATTAAAGCCGCATTCATGTTTTGAGCAACTAAAGAGGTTTCGTAAGCCAATTGCGCTTGTGCCGTATTGTAGGCTTGTAACCTTGCAACTGCGTCCTCAGGTATTGTAATGCCTGGCATTGTTAAAGCAATTTGTTTATTCATTGCCAAAATGCTTGCCGATGCGTTTTGAATCATTGTTAAACGCTCGGGACTCATTTGTTTAGTTTGGTCGGTTGGTTGTCCGCCAAACGCATCCCTTTGGCCCACCTTTTCAAGTGTTGCGTTTTGATTCTTTAAAAACTCCTCGGATTCTTTTCTTAGCTGCTTAATTCTTTGCTCGTGCGCCTTTTGTCTTGCGGCCGCTTGCTTTTCAACTTCAGCCGTGTTGATTTTAGTTTGTTGCGTTGTTGTGGCCGTTGCGCTTGCTAGTAATTGCTCCGAACTTGCTTGCTCTTTTCTAAGCTTTACATAAGTTTGAAATAATGCTTTTGAATCCTCAACGCTATGACCCAAACGGATCATTTCGTTTAAGAATTTGGTTTGAGAAGTTCCAGCCTCTAAAGTAGAAACGCTTAAAGAATCGAATTCGGTCGCAACGTCTTTAACTGTCCTAGTTAAATCGTTGGTCGAATCGTTAACCCTTAAAATATACTCCCTAGCATCGTCGCTAGATTCGGCAATTGTTTTAAACGGATTCATTAACTCAACAATTTCTCCCATATTTCTAAGGGACGAAATGACGTTGTTAAGGTCCTTTACAAACCAGTTAATAAAGCCGCTAGACGAGTCTCCAATGTTTTTAAATAGCTGGGTTATATTATCCTCTAAGTTTGAAATGGCGCCGCCAGTAGTCTTGGAAATCGCTTCCATTGATCCAGCAACTCCCTCCAAGTTTCCAAGGCTTAACAAATATTCTTGTATTGCCTTATCAGATTTAGCAACCTCGGTTGTTATTCCTTTAAATGTAAATTGGACAACGTCGCCCTGGGCCGATGCTTTAACTCCAAACTCTTTTAAACGTTCAAATTCGCCAGTTTGCGCGTCCAAAATTGCCTCTGTTAATTGGTCAAATGATTTACCAACCGAGCTTGCAAGGTCGCCCATTTGACGCATTTGCTCCATTGTTGGAACAAAACCGCGATTGGCTAATTTTACAAATGAGTCGGTTAATTCGTCAACTTGAAAAGGCGTTGTACTTGCAAAATCTACAATTTGATCCATTGCCGCCTTGGCGGCTGAATTACTACCTAAAGCCGTAGTTAGTACGGCCTCCATCTTTTGGAATTCAACGGTAGTGTCAAGAATTGCCTTGCCAAAAGAAATAAGCTGGTCAACTGCAAAAACGCTGGCCAAAGTTTTACCAACGTCCGAAAAAGCGCCCGACATTTTTTTAGTCGATGCAATCGATTCATCGTTGGATTTTGTAACGCTTTTGCTTATTCCGTCAACCTCCGATTTTAACTCGGACATTGCTTTATTAAAATCCTTTAATTGCGCGACAATGTCAACGTTTAATTTTGCGCTCATTGTATTTTGTTTGTTGTGGTGTCGAAAATGGCTTCTTCTTCAAATTTAAGGTTTTGCCATTTAAGTCCAATTTCATAGGCTTTTGCCTTTTCTTCAGCGGTTGGAATTACTATTGGCTTGGCATCTAGTAAAGGGATGCGCCAGTACTTATCAGGCTTTCTAATTAAATCCCCTTTCTTAGTAACATTAACGTTGTTTAATTGCACCCAAATAGTCCTAAATAAATTCTCCTCTTTGCTTTGCCTCATTTGGTAACCGTATGCAATGGATTGGTACTCGGCAAAAGACATAAAATAAAAAGAGTCAGGCGCAATGCCTAACTCTCCAATTGCGTAATGCAAAATATCGTTAAAAGTTATTTTTTTTTTGACCCTGTAGCCTCTTCGCTTGGGTAATCGACCTTAGTAATTGAGCTTATCCCATGCATAATAACAACCATCACTTTACTAATTTCGTCGGTTGCATTTGAGTCCACCCAGTCAATGACATCGTCAAAGGTTAAAGTAAATTCTTTTTCCTTGTAAATCGCATCGACGTACAAAGCCGCAAAAATAAACTTAGCAATTGATTTAATTTGACCAACGCCTGGCTTGGTTAAAGCCTCGATTGTTTCTTGGACATCGTAGCCAAGACCCTCGCTAAAATGCAACAAAGCACCCATCCCAAATTTAACAGGATAGGTGCCGCCATTAATTGTAATAATTGTTCTGCCTGTGTGATTCATAGGCGAAATATAATACTAATTAAGTTGATGCTGGTACTACGGTTGCTTTTAGTAAAGGACCTTTTCCAGTAAATTCTACGGAATAAGTAACCGCGGCCTCCATTTCAGCTGAAACGCTGATTGATGCAACGCTAGCGTTTCCATAAAATACAAGGTCTCCAGTTACGTTGGTGGTGAATTTCAACGCAACAACAGTACGACCGCTCAATAAAGTGTAAATGTCGCCTACGTTGTTTGTGTCGTCAAATGCAACTAATCCGTCAGTTGAAACGGACCAATCGCGAAGACCAGCGATATGGTCGGCCCATCCGCCATCGTCTTTACAAGTTGCATCCGCAAGGTCAACGTTTACGGATAATTCAGAGGAGGTTGCGCATCCAATCATAACGTTGTTGAGGTAAACGTTTAAAAGGGTGCCATTAAATTTGCCAGCAGTTGCCATATTTGTGTAAGGTTAAATTCTAATTTTTTTTAAAAATAAAAGGACTTTGAATAATTGCAAAACAATAAATTTTAAGTGTAGACCAAAAAGTTGCCGTCTTGGTCAATTATAATTTCAAATAATTCGTCAATAATAAACCGCTCGGCTGGTAAAATTGTCGGATAAAGTCCGCCAACACCTTTAAAGCTTGCGGAAATTGTTGCAACGTTTTCCATAGGCGCCGACTGGCTTATTGACTCAATCATTGCCAAACCGATAAAGGTTAAATTATCGTCTTGGCCAGCTGACAAATAAACGCGTTCACGATTGACGTAAGCGTTAAATAAATCGGCAAAAGAAAAGCCGTCTTGAATGTATAAGGACTCGCTAGATAAGGACCAGGATGCAAGTCTTGAAATATGATCTGCAAAATATCCCGATTCGTTGCTTGTCTTATCAAGTTGTCCCATTTCAGCGGACAACTCGTAACTGGTTGACTTGGCAACCCTGTTAAGTCCAACGGTTACAAATAAAGAGGAGCCGTTTACCTTAGCCATTTATCCAGTTCTCAATTGTCATTATTTCCCGATGCACAATGTTTGTATCGGTAATACTTGAAAGGCTAGTTTGTTGCACAAGCTTTGCAGTTACAATTTTGCCAACCTGGAGCGCCAAATAATTCTCCGGGTAAAGGCAAACGATTTGTAAAATAGAGTCGGCGATTAGATCAGCGTCAATGCGTCCGTATGGGGCAAGTTTAGCCGTTACAACGTCCAAAGTTATCGTGGTAATGTAATTATATTCTTGGTTGTCTTTGTCGTCTTCCTGGGTCTGATTTCCAATTAAAATATAAGGGAATTGTGCGTTGTCAGGCGCAAAAGTATCGTAACAAGGGACTGGTAAACCATTATAATTAATCGTATTATTTAAGGCCGTCCAATAAGCCTTGCGAATAAATGGTTTTATATTTCTCATTTTTCAAGTAATTTTTTTAAGGTGCGCTCAATGTTTTTTGGTAATTCCGTCCGTTGTTTAAAAACCTCAGGATAAAAAAACGGTCTTGCTGGTAAATTAACTTCTTTAACTCCATCGCCTTTGTATTGGGCCGCAAAATCGCTTAACTCGCTTGGTACTTTGACCCTGGTACCAGTTCCAAACTCAACATAAGGCGCGTAAGTTGCGCCAACCTCAACGCCTCCAGTTATTTGGTTTTTACTTACTTTAATTGGCATTGATTGAATGCTATTTTTTAGCGCGCCAGTATCAACGGCCACCTTGTTTGCCGCTTCGCTTTCAATTGCCAGCATAGAATCCTCCACCTCTGCCCGTACATAGTCGGCAACGTCGTCCTCTAAGTTTTTTAAATACTTATAAAAGGCGTTTAGGCTTTGCTTGTTAAATTCAATACTTAACATTTACAATCGTTCGGTTGCAATAATTTTTAGCATTCTGTCGTATTCCTCAAGATCGTTTATTTCGCTTATTACAAAAGTCCTTTGGTTGTAAATAATATGCATGGATTTTGTAACAGGCGCCAGCTCGTTTTTCCTTATTAGGATTTCCCATTGGTTTTTAATAACCATTTGGTCCTCGCTATTTTGACGCGCACCGCTAAGATTTGTAACCTTTGCCCAACAAATATAAGTCACGCTCATACGGGAATAAAAACCGCCGTAACCGTCCCCAAATAAATTTGGATTTAGGAATTGGATGCGCTCGCGTAAATCGCCAGCCTTAATTTGTTTATTAGTCCTCACGCTCCAAACCAATTATAAGTTTTATAAGGCATTAAGATTGCCTTAACTCCCAAAGGCGATGGAATAGCCTGTAAATCGCTAAAGTCTTCGCGTCTTTCATACAAGGTATTAACCATCATTTTAACGGCAAGCTTTATGTCGTCGGGAACCGTTGTAAATCCAGCGACATAAACCATTTTAAATTTATAAGATTGGGCTCCGCCTATAATGTTAATCTTTGGAAATAGCCCAACGTTTAGCTGGTAATTTAAAGCCGTTTCAGCATTGTTTTGATCTAGCGTTACAACCTTAGTAACATCGTTGGCCGCAATTAAAGGACCGTAAGGAATTTGCCATTGATATGGAAATCCAAACGATTCAATCGTTACTGTCTTGCGAATAATTGCCTTACCCATGTATGCCTCGCAATGTAGGCGCGCCACTTTTATTAGGCTAGTAATTAAAGTGTCCTCGGCAGCTCCGTCGATTCTAGCGTATTCTTTAGCCTCTGCCAATGTAATTGGCTCGGTAACTGGCGCCACATCTGCAAACTGTATGGAATATCCTGTAAAGGACGAATTACTTGGCGTATATAGTAAATCACTCATTGTATTGTTTTTTTGCTTTGTCAACGATAAAAGTATAAAATCTTTCTAGTTCTTGGTCTTGGTATTTTAGCCGTTCCTCTGCAAGGTTGCGCATTATGTTTTGGTGAAAGTCGTATAAAATTTCGTCGCTCATTAATTCCTCAATCTTTGCGGCCATGCCGTCTAAGTCGTCACGATCAAAGTAAAGACCAGCAGCGCCAAGACATTCTTTTAAGCCGTCCGTAGGCGTGCAAATAACTGGCAACCGATTAATGGCCGCCTCCAAACCAACGCGTCCGTATGACTCGTAAAATGACGGCACAAGCACAATGTTTGTTTTGCCGTAGATTAAATGCACGTCAGGCGTTTGGGCCACATACTTTAAATTCTTTAGCGTATCGTCAATGATTTGCTCGCCATAGCTTCCAAGCACGCCAAGAAATTTGCGTTTAGGCAATCGCCTGGCAAGTTCAATTAATATATGACCGCCCTTATTTTCGTTGCAATTAATAAGGGTAATGTATTGGCCGTGCTTTCGATTGTACTTTACATCCTCGGGAAAAATTGGCGGCTTGCAAACAATCGAGTCGTTAGGGTAAGGCCCGTTTTGTACGTTCTTTTCGTTTGCCTTGTTGTTGTATACAACGTGAATATTTTGCGCTTTAAACCTTACGTTTCTATAATCTGAATCGTTGTGGCTTAAAAAAATCAATTGCTTTTTAAATTGCCTTGCCCAATTAATTGCAACGCCTGTGTTATCTAAATGGGTAAATATTACGCTTGCATTTTGTAAGGCAAGAAAAAAGTCGTTTGAATAGTAACCAGTTATAAATTTTATAAATGCAAACTTTTCGCCGTCGGGATAAATTTGGCTTTCGGGCAAAATAACTTCAATACTGCATCCTTTTTCGTTAAAATATTTGGCGTAATGCTGAACGGTCCACTCGGCACCTGAATTATGCGTTCCCGCCCAGGCGTGTACAAAAAAAACGATATTCATGCTTTTTTATATTTGATTTCGTTTAAAGGTATTGATTTATAGATAAATAAAAAAAGGCCGCCAATATTTGGCGACCCTTTTATAAACAAACACCTATTTACTTATACCGCGGAACCGTTAGCCAAAGCGGCTGCAAATGTTCCGTAAACGATTGATTGAGTTGTGTAAACTGCCAAAGCAATTCTCTCCTCAACGCGTACGGTTACAAAGTTCTTAGTTACGTTATCTGCGTCTTGCTCAAAGAACTCAAGAGTTACGCCCTGACGTACGAACAACTGGGAACCAAGTGCAAAGTCACCAACAAAGAAATCGCCAGCAACAACGCCATTGATTGCGTAAACTGGAACACCAAGGATAAACATTTGACCGCCTGACATAGTAACATAAGTCGGCAAAATGTAGCTTCCTGTGCTTTCTTTAGTGGAAACCAATTGCAAATAATCAGATGGGTTAATCATGATTGCGTTTGGCGCGTATTCGTTTTTAGTTGTTTGAACAACCGCAGAGGCCAAAACGTCAAATCTGTTGATTAGAGTACCGAATTTAACAGTAGTCCAAGCTGATCCGTCAGTTGCAAAACCATTCAAGTTTTGACCAATACCGCTTCCGTACAAAAGTTGCGTATCTTCAACGTTCAACAATTTGCTTGGCGCACGGCTAGAAAGGTAAGCGATAAGACCAGGAGTGTCGTCCAACATCTCTTTTGTCAATCGCATGAAAGTAGGGATTGTACGGATGCTACGATCTACCGCAGTCAAATCGAAATCGGATTGAGGCTTTGCAGAACCTTGAGCGGTTGGAGCCGCAGCGTTGTCGTAAGCTGACTCACGCACGAAACGGATAAGGTTAGAGCTAGTCTGTCCAACTGGCAACAATTGACGAACGTTAACCTTACGGTTAGGAACAAACTTTAGATCAGGAACGCGGTCCGCTGGGATAACTTCGCCAGTATAAGCGTTTCCAACTGTCATGTCAGCGCCTTTTAATTCAAGGTCCAACTTTACTTTGTTAGCGTTTCCGCTTTTGTAGTTTCCGAATGCGTCAGAGTTAAAAGCTTTCTCTAGTTCGCTAGAAAAAGAATAACTTTTAGCAGACTTAGAGAAACTAGCCTGGGTGCGTGCATCTACGCCGTCCAACTGCGCTTGCAAAGCGTCAGCTTTTTCGTTTAACTTAGCGGTCTCGGCAGAAAGGTTTTTTCTGAACTCTTCGCCCGCTTCTTTCATAGCCTTTACGTCGGAAATCAACGCCTCGTTGCCTTCCAATTTCGCAAGTACTGAATCTAATTGTGATTTAATTGCTTCCATTTTGTTTTAGATAAATTTTTTGAGTTTAGGTATATATTCGAACTCTAAAGCCATTGACAAAGTCGGGTCTTGTACGGTGGTGAATTGACTTGCGTCGGATTCTACGGCCAAAACTGATTTAGTGTTCAATGCCTTTAAATGTTCTTGAATTTGCTTTAATCCGATCTCAAGTTGAATCATTGATTCGTCGGTAAGGTTGCCGTTTCTAAGAATGCCGCAAAACTTGGCAATCATGTCCTCGGTCTTTGGTTTGTCCCATGATTTCATGGATTCAATTGGCGTGTTTGCGTTTGCTCCCCAGGTAACGGTTGAACCCTCCCAAAGTTTAATCTCTCTAATCTCTCGATAACCAGCCTTATTGTCGCTCTTTACAATTTCAAAGCCAACGCTATGCTCGTTAAAAACGCCCTCTTTGTAAAGCTTTATTACGTCTTTGCCGTAGCTGGTTTCGGTAATCTTTGAGGTAAAGCGCAATCCTTTACCGTCTTCCATTAACTCCATAGGTTTTGCCAATGGCATCAAAGGATTATGCTGGAGTAAGTGCATGATTCGATTGCGGCCTTGCGGTCCGTTTTCGGCAACTGTCTTTTTGTAAGAGCCTGAAACAATTACATCGCCGTCAGAATCAATATTGTTAAACGCGGAAAAATATCCCGTAACGATTCCTTTAACGTCGTCGACGTCCTCAATTATTCCCTCGCTTAAATTCTTGTAAATCATTGCGTCTTTTTTTGTAAAAATAAAAAGGTTGAAAAAAAATGCAAACCAATAAATTATTGGTTAATGAAATGCATTGCTTTTGCCTCGCTATCCTCAAAGATACTTGTATAATTTTTATAACCGCCCTCAATGTCGCTTTCGCTTGGTCGCTGATATGACAAAAAAGGTACGCAAATATAAGAGTTGCCTTTAGGGTGGACCTTTGTCCTAAAATGTTCGTCAATTGGCACGTCCAAATCCAATTGGGCCATTTCTTTTGCAAACCGATACGAGTACAAAATTCCGTGCGTTGTCCACGATCCATAAGTGCGGACCAATCCCTTGGTTACGCGGTCAAGCCGTGAATCTTTTATATTGGCACCAAGCATTAACATATCCCAGTCCCCGGGCAAGTCATTTATTGCGTCCTGTAAATTAGTTGACCAACCCCGGTACGTTGCATCGTCTTCAAAAATTAAAACGTCGCCCTCGCATTCTTGAAAAATCTTTTTAAATGTTTGCCATAATCCAAGCCAACCCCATTCATGTTTAATTGCGCTTACCCTTTCCAAATTAAAGTGAGGCGCCAGCTCTTGCATTGACGCGCGCCATTTGTCTTTGCGGTAATCTAAGTTAATAACGTAGGCAATCATTTACGCATTGGTAAGCCGTCGGCATCTCGCATGATTCTAAATACAACCTTGCAGCGGCAATTACATATTTGGTCGGCACCAGCACCTTGGGAGCCGTCGCCTGGTTGTCGCATATCATTACCGCCAACAATAAAGTTTTGGTCGAACGGAATCCAATCCTTTGCCCTCATTTCTGCATGGTCAGGACGCGTGCGCGTGTCAGTCGCTGGAATCCATTTTTTTTCATACATAAAATCAGAGGTTGCAGCCGATTGCATAGCCGCGTTATTGGTAGCTATGACCATCTCAGTCCTGGCAATTAACTTGGCGCGGTTGCTAAATATTACCGCAATGGTTTCTTGGATATTACGCGCTATTTCTAGCGCGCCAAGGCCCTCATTTAATCCGCCAAGTACAATGGCTCGGATTATCTTTTGGCTAGTCTCGTTAATTTGTATTAATGTTTGCGGCAAATTCCTAACTGCAAACAATCGCATAAAGTCACGCCATCCAGCGCGTAAAACTTCTTTTGTTGCTTTTGTTGGCGGTTGTATTGCATTATACATAGCCTCGGCGTATGCCGTGCCAGCCACAACGTAAAGGCTTTCTAAAGTGTCAGCCAAAGGCGCTGGAGTTATTAAATCAAAGCGGTTAATATTTCCGTCAGCTTGTTTAATTGCATCCAAATAAGGTTGCATTTGCTTTTTAAGAGCGGTAAATATTTGCTTTTCGTATCGCCTTTCATATCGCCTTTGCAATGCATCTAGTTGATTTGCAAGTGCTAAATCCTTTTTAGTTGGGTTGGGCATAGTCTCCCATATTGTCTATGTTGTCAACTTCTGACGCTTGAAACTCGGCCAAAGTCATTAACCCTTGCGGAATAAATGGCTGCTCCATTAATGTGTTTTCGTACTCGCCGTAGTTCATGGCCGCGCGCTTTTCGTTTGGAGTTAACCACCAAGCCGCCGACAATTGATTTACGAGCTTATCCATATCGTCTTGCATTTCAGGATAAGCCATGTAATCAAAATCCAAGAATAGATTTTTATTACCGTACGATTCCAAAAGCCAGTTATTAAGCACGTCCCTAATTTCAATATGCAACGGACGGACAACGTTATTAATTAGCGCCTTGTAAGCCGTTTCGGTATTGTTAAACGTGCTTGCCTCAGTATCGCCAAGTAACTTAGCATCGACGCCGTAAACGCGGCATAATGACCTTAAAATTACTTTTTGCGTGTCAATAATTGACATATCAACGGCATTCATTCCCATTTGCACCCAAGACAATTTTGCTGGCGTAATAATTACGTCGCCAGCGCGGTTGGCGCCCTGGTAATTGGATTTATAATCCTCTTTAAGACCTTGCGCTTGTTCGCGTGTAATGTTTACCGTTCCATCGCCTGTAAGAATACCACGCGCTCCCATGTTTTGAAGCATAGACAAAAGCGCCTGTTTGCCATCGTTTGATGTGGTTAGATCGCGGACCGCGGACCGCAAAGGTGAGGCGCCGTAAAGGTGGTTAGCCGTTCCAGCCGTGTAACTTAAATTAATGTTTTTAAGGTGTCCAACATTATTGGCATTTATGCGCTCGTAACCGTTATAAGTTAATCGGTACTCCTTAATTGGTTGGTTTAAACCGCCGCTTATAATTTCCATGAATTGCGCTGGCAAAGAATACAACGCAATAATTGGCGCGTTTGGTTGCTCGCCACGTCTAGCGCCATAAATGTAGGCGTTGCCAGTTATTAAACGGAATGCGGCAATTTCTTTTAAAAGATTGTCCCAAGTTTGGAACTCGTTTGGCTTTTTAAATAGACGGTCTAACTCAGGAATGCTGACCTCTTCAAGTGCCCTAGCTTTGTATTGTTGAGCCTGGAACTTGGCGCCTGAATTGTCAAACGACTTGCTCATTGATTTGTAGTACTTTAAAGCCTTTTGATCCTTTACCTCATAGACTACAATCGGCGCCGTGCTTACCTTGTTGATGATTAGGTTTATAATGGCGTAAAGGTCAGAGTTTAAATAAAGGCCTTTTTCGATAAAATTTTGCGTTGTTGGTGCGGTCCAAATAACGTTATTACCCAAGTAAGGGAAAACCGCGTTTAAATAGGTCGAATCTTTTTGGTTTAAACCTAGCGCGGTTTTTATTCTATCTAAGTAATTCATTCCGTTTTCTTTTTTTGTAAAAATAGGGTAATAAAATAAAAAAATGATTCAATATTCTAAACGTGCCAAAATTCTTGGCCACTTACCATTAATTCAGTAAATCCCCAAACCATTGCATCGACGCGGTCAGGTGATTTGCCTTTGTCGGGTTCAAAGGTAACCATTTGATTTTCTAGTATTGGAAAACTGCCAACATGGAAAATTTTGTGTTGCTCATAAAGCGAATAGATTGGCTCCGCCCTTACATACTTGCCCTTAGTTGCCGTCACAAGCTTAATTCTTGCGGTCGTATTTTGCGACCGCAAAACGCTTTCAACCATGTCACCGCCTTGGTTTTTTTCTGCAACTATGCAATCGGCATTCCAATTTTTAAACGCTTGCAATGAGACGGTTGCCCATTCCGTTGGCGAATATTTACCGCTTAGGTCCTCGAGTACATATCCCTTGCCGTTGGCATCCGTACCGCAAACAATTATACCAGTCTCGTCGCTATTCATTGAGGCCGTTGTTGCTGGATCAATGGCAACCACAATGCGTGACAATTCAGGCTTTGCGCTGACCCTTGCGCGTTCAATTATCGGCCTATTCCAAAGCAATCCCTCGGCATCGTCTAGCCATTTGCCTAAAAATAAATGCTCGTAACGGTGGAGGTTTTCTTGCTCAACGCGCTTTGCCTGGTCAATAAATGACTGGCTTAAATTCTGTTTGTTGTCTAAGTAAGTCGTATGTATGTAGCTAGTATCGTCGCGCGTATGCTTTACAAATCGGCCATAAATCCAATGGCTTTTATACGATGGATTCATTACTAAAATAACGCGGTTTGGCTTGTTTACAACACGAATAGATAAGTCGATGCGGTCAAAAACATCCTCATCCATTAACTCCTCCGATTCGTCAAGAATAAAAGTAGTAACGCCAGCGATTGATTTGAGGTTAGCCGTTGCCGTCCCTTGGCTGGTCTTAATGCCACGAAATAAAATCTTTGAGCCTGTCGCTTTGTTAATGATTTCGGACTGTGTTATTTCAAAATCGTCCAACTTATTCATCAACTCAATTTTATCGATGAATTCAGGAATAATTGAAATAAAAGCCGAGGTTAAAGTCCAACGCGTGAATAAAATAACGTGGCCTTCCTCATAAGTCAGGTTTAAAAGAAACATCGACAATGTCCAAGATTTACCCGAGCCGCGTCCGCCAGTAATTAGGAAATAACGCGTTTTAGGCGTTTCTAAAAATAAAGGTTTGTATTTATCTAGTAACTTTATTGATTCCATTACTCGGTTTTAAGCCATTGAATTGGCGGAGTTACCTTATCGCCAAGACTTGTAACGTCTACCGATTGCTTATCGGTCCAATTAAATCTATTTTTCATATTCATGTACCAGCCAGTATAATTAAAGTCTCTGTTTTCCAAGTTTTTACGACCTGACTTTGACCACCAAGCTTCAGAAATTAGCTTACCCATTTTTATGGTTTCCGAAAATTGCTCCTCTTCTTTAATCCAACGGTCCCAAAGGTCATTAGAAAACGAGCCACGCCATTGATAAATTAAAGCTTTAATTTCAACGTCAGAGGCCCCCTCCTCATAAAGGCTAAGTATTTTATTATACCAATCTTGTGGTAAATCAAAGATTTCTTTTGGTCGTCCGCTCATGTTACAAAGTTAAAAAAAAGTCTAACCGAAATTAGACCCTATCAAAAACCATTATCGTGTATCCAAACCAAGACGCATTTGTTGCGGCCTTTCTTATCTTTTCGCTATCGTTAAAATTAAATTTAAAACCGCGGTCCTCAACTTGGCCAATAATGTAGTTGTTATTTCTGCAATTAACGTGTCCGTCTCCATCTTGACCCTCAATTGCCCAGCTTATAACCAAATGCTTTTTGGCGTGCTTGCAAATGTTGTCGATAAATTGCTGCTCAAATTCCGCTGGGATATGCTCGCCGACTTCAAGCGACAAAACAACGTCAAACATTTTACGCAAATAAAACGGCTTGGATAAGTCCAACACCTTGCCAATTCCATCGCTTAGCGTTTCTGTATTTGGGTTTCCGTCGTATGCCTCAATTTTGTAACCTTCAGCTTTAAAAGCTTTAACATAGTCACCCATACCACAACCAAAGTCGACAACTGTCTTGGCTTGTTTTTCTGCTAAATAATTGGACAAAGCTTCGGCAATACTTAGATCGTGAATGTGACCAGTTGCGTCCGTTGTCTCCCAAAAACCCAAATTGTTTATTTTCATATTTTTCTAAATTTTAAAAAAAAGCTTGAGCAAAACCCAAGCCTTTTAAACATCAACAAAAACCCAAAATAACTACATTAATATGATTGTTTGGCCAGTTGGCTCGCCAGTAAAACTGCAAAGTTTGCCGTTCCATTCAAAGCGCACCTCTTTTTCTCTGCCCTGATATGACGCGGCCAGCGTTCTAATTTGTCGTTGCACTAATTCGATGCATTCAAATTTACCCTTGCCTTTGTTAGACCAAGGCGACCATTGTCCGTCCCTTAATCGGTATCTAATTTCCAACGAATAATCCGTTTTAATTGGCGGTATTCTAGGCATCTTTTTGTCTAATTACAACCTCTAAGCCAATTGCCTCGCAAATTTGTCTAAGCCTGTTTAAGCTTATGGATTCCCAGCCGTTTTCTACCTGGTTAATTGGAGCCAAAGACAGTCCGATTTTGTCGGCCAATTGCTCCTGGGTGTAGCCAGCGGCTTTGCGTGCTTTTCGTATAAACAATCCTTCGTAAATGCTCATTTAATAGCTTTTTTTAATTTGCAGTAAGTACCGGGTTCGAACCGGTGACGTGAACCCTGCCCGGGTAACCTAGGCCGCTTGGTCTTTCTTGTGGCATATTCACTAACTTACTTAATATTTAGGCAAATATAGGATTCCGATAATAATACAAGTAATAAAGGTGATTTTTGTTTAAAACGGCAATAAATTATAAATCCCCATTTGTATAAATTCGTCGCCTTTGTCAACTAGGCATTTGCGAACATTTAACTCGAAAACGTTTTTATCGTTAAATCCATATTTCTTTTGCGCGATATCCATAAGCAATTTAACTGGGTTGTCTAAATCGCTGGCTTGGTTGCTAAAGCCAAAGAAAAATTCAACTCTAAGCATTTGCGCTGGGTCCACCTTGGACGCTGGCATACGCAAAAACATTGCCTTCTCGTAATCTTTGTATGCTGGCGTTTTATACCGCTTACCTTGCCAGGCTAAATTGACGCTTAAAGGCTTTTCGTTAATTTTAAACTGGATCATTTACATTTTTTGTAAACCCAAGACCAGGCCAAAGTCCACAAAGCCAAAGCAACCACAAATAGCAGCAAACTAGAAACCTTTAGCAACGCCAGTAAGGCAATGCCTACTAGCGCCGCAAAGATTGCGTACAAATCATTTTTTTTCATTTAGAAAGGTAAGTTATCGTTTTCGACAATGCGTTTCTCTGTCAAATTAACTTTTGCAGATTTTAGCTTTTCCAAAAGTTCTTGTTGTGTTGGCTGGTTTGCAACTTGTACCGCTTCCTTTTGCCAAACTTGTAAATAGTGGGTTGGCTTACCTTCCACTATTTGTGGCTTTTCCTTAATGTCTAGGTTTACCCATTCAGCATCGTTGTCGTTTAGGTATTGTAAAAGTCCTTCCAAGTGTTTTCTTGATTGGCTTACTTTCCAAATTTCTCCAAATTTGGTTTGAACTAGTTTTGCGTTTCCGCCGTAAATTTTTGACATAGTTGTTTTGTTTAAATTAATTGATCTAAATTTTTATCGTCTTTAATTGCCTGTAAAATAAACAATTTCCAAATCTTATTCTTTGTCTTGGCGCCAACTGTTGACTCTTCAACGTACCTGGTTGTCAACCGCAATTCCTTACGAACGTCGCTTTCTATTTCTTCAACGTTAAACTCCCAAGGTTTTAAAATTCCTTTTTCTTGTAATCTGTTAAACCAATATATACCCCAATCGGAAAGGTGCTTGCAATTTCCAGTTTCTTTGGCTTCCTGGTAATTGTCTCGAAAGGTTTGCTTTCCAACCTCAATCCAGTAGGCAATTTCTTCGTTGGTTGGCTCTTTTTCTTTGTTGTTTAAAGCTTGCACCTCTTGAACGATTTGGCTTTGGTGGTGCGCGTAATATTGATTAATCCAAACGCTTACCGTCTTTTCGTTGACGTGGTAAAAATCGCCGTACTGGCCACGCATTCCAGCATGGAGAATGTAATTAACTCGGTCCTCTGTCATCCAGCCATAAGAGCCAAATAATTTGCTTAGGCATCCAAGTAATTCGTTGGCCTCTTCTTTTTTGTATTCCTTAAATTGTTTAAGGCCACAAACAAACTCCATTTTTCTTAGGTGCGTTAAAATTATCTCATCCATTTTTTAAAAGTTTTTGTTTTTGTAAATCCTCATAAATTTCGTCAAAGACGTTTTTTGCTTTGCTTTCTTTTTTCGGTACTGGGTTGCCTCTTTTAACCCAATTAAAAAAATGCTCTTTGGCAAGCTTTTCGTTTTCTTTGAAATCAGCTTTCAAAATACATTCTTGGCGAAAGGTATTTAAATGGTCTTGAACTTCTTTTAAATCTGCCTTCCAAGTTATTGCTAATCCTTCAAGCCAAATCTTATTATTCCATAATTGACGAAAAATTGCATTATGTGAATCCTCATTTACTTTACTTTCTTTTTCTTTAATTTCTTTTATTTCTTTTCCTTTACTTTCTTTTAATTGCATTGCATTCGCATTGCCATCGCTATGCGTTCGCATTGCGTTCGCATCAATGTCCCTATTCCAACGTTTTTTGGCTGATTCTCTAGCCTTTTCGGAACGCTCTTCTTTTAATTCCATGCGTTTTATTAGGCTTTCTGACCAAAAATATTGCTGGTCAGTCTCGAATAAATCAAACTCATTAATTAACCTTTTTATGCAATCCTCATGCGTTTGCAATGCGAACGCAATGCCTTTGTAATGCGTTCGCATACGAAAGTCGCTTTCGTTCCGTAGCATTTCAATTATGGCCCAAAAAAGACCGTAACCCTCCCAACCCATTTCCATGCGTAATTGCAAAATCTTTGGATCGTCCCTGGCGTTTGAATCATGCGAAAAGTAATAAGCCTCTTTTTTCATAGTCAATAAAAAAGCCCAACAGGTAGGAGTCTGTCGGGCTAGGTTTAGTAAACCTTTATAAAATCATTTTTGGCTCCTACCTCAAAAATAATTCGATACACAAATATAAATCTTTTTGAATTATCCAACTAGGCAACGCTTCTTTAGTTGAAAATAAATGCAACCGTATGAAAGTCCCATTTCTTGGGCAATGACTTTAATTTGCTTTCTGTCTTGCCAGGCTTCAAATATTAGCTCCTTTTGATATTCAGTTAAATTGCGCCCTCTCATGGTCATTTAAAATTTGTTCAACTGCATTTAGACAATCATGGAATAAAGCGCCTCCCATGTCTATCGAATTGTGCAAGCGTTCGAATAACGTAACAAACTCGTGGAATTGCTTTATTGTTTCCTGTCCACGGTCGTAATTCTCCAAAAACCTAAACGCTTCTGTCGACTTTCTTTGGAGCGCGTTAATCATGTTTTTATGTTTGGTCTTTAGATCATTGTCAAAAGATTTTAACATTGTCACGTCTTCGTAGTAATCCAACATGATTTCTTGTAGCGCTAAATAAACCAGGTACTTTTGAGTTGCCCGATGGTTTAACTCTTCTATAATTTCCTCGCGTGTCATCGTTTTATAAAGTATCGTGCAACTCGTTTACCATTTTCTAAAGTAACCATGTCGGTTTGGACGTTTAAACCTTTGTCTCTGAGGTTTGCAATCCTGGCGGCAAGCCTAAAGCATCCAAACTGGGTCAATGCCTCCAGCTGCGTTATGGAATAGCCATTTAAAAGCCATCCCTTAATCAGCGCGTTTTGAGAGTCGGTCGATTCCATTATTGTATAAGATTAGAAATTTTTAAAACTGCGTCGGTATATACTTTTCTAAATTCCGATTCTGTGATTGGCTCCAATTCATTTTTTGCCCAAAAATCCGAATGCCATCTAACTTGGTCAACTTTTATATAAGCGTAACTAAGCAAGTCAGATAAGTAAAAAGGATTAACAACAAGCACGTCCGTTTCATTAATAATCATGTAATGCAAATGGACGATTTTAAAGTACCTGGGGACTTCCATGTGTAACTCGAGTACTTTGGTCGTTTTAATTAAATAATTTTCCATAGGAGTTTGGTTTTAGGTGTTTACAATAATTTTAATCCGAGCATATAACCCAGCGCGAATATTGGCGACAAAGCCAGGACCGTGTAAATGATTTTTCCGATTACTTTAAGTGCTTTTTTCATTGGTGTTTGTTTAAATGTTTAACAAATATTAAAAGAATCTTAGGAATAAAAAAGAAATTATACTTTTTTCTCAATCATGTTTCTAGCCTCAGCTACATCCAGCAGCTTTTTAACCTTGCGAAATTCCAAGTTTTGATCCTCTGCTATTTCTCGGCAATCGTAGCCGTATGTTGCCAAAGTTAAAATCCTACTAATTTGATGGTCGGTCAGGATTTGGAAAATGTTTTCGTCCATTAGCTTTCTAGGGTAAAGCTCGTGCAACTTCATTTTAGTGTAGAGCAAATACCCAACTTTTTGGTCGTCTAGTCCAAGGGCCTTTGCAATTTTCTTGCGCGTTAAGCCTTCAAGGTAAAGCGTTTTAATTTGTTGCATTATCGCATCAAGTTCCATAGTCTTTCAAAGGTTTCGTTAAAGCTTAATTTTTCTTCGTTGTAGGTGGAGGCGACGCCTTTGGGCGCTAGGTCCCCGGGGCGTTTAATAAATTTGCCTAAATACAGATAGTTTTTCATTTGATTTTTATTATTGCTTGTCTTATTAAATCCGAGCGTTTAACATTTAATTTTTTACTTTTTTCCTCTAAAGAATTAAATAATTCTAAAGGCAATCTAAAAGAAATCCATTTGGTGTTTTTAGTATCTTTCATTTTATTTGAAGGTTAAAGTTTTCGATTATTCTTGCGCCAGTAATATTTTCGCCACGCTTTATGGCTTCTTTGATTGCGACCTTGTCAGCAGTAACCACGTTTTTAATGTTGACAAACTGGCTAGGTAATGCCTCCACAATGTCGACCTCTACGGACTCGCTACGGCGCAATGAAAGCTTGAATAAAGGACTTTCTATTTTGTCGATAGCACTTACAAGCATTGCCTCCCTAACTGCGTCCTTAAGCCTTGTAATGGCTTTCTCCTTACTGTCCTTCATTGCCTTTAAACGCTTTATTTCTTGGTCGATTGCATCGCTATCGCTTTGAATGTTTGCAATTACCTTGGCGTAATTATTAACCTTTACCTCCATCTTTTCTTGGTTAATTACCAGCATTGCCTCCAACTCAGGAGTAAACTCTTCGGTTTCAAGTAGGGAGGCTAACTCTAGCGTCTCCCTTGTTATTTCGTATAAGTTCATAGTAATCCGTCTAAGGTGTCTTTTTGATCCTGTGTTAAAGTATATTTATTTAAAGCCTCTTTGGCTTGCTTTTGCTGGGCGTCCGTTCCGTTTAAATATTTGACTATGTAGGCAAATTGCTCGTCGGTTGGCTTTGGCTTTACAACCGTTGCAACCTTTGGCGCGTGGTCATTTGTCGAGTCGGGGTCCTTTGTGTCGTCAATTAAAAACAAACCATTAAGCGCGTATTTACGGGCATAGCTAGACGATGATCCAAACGACTGGGCCACGTCCATACCTTTGCGGTTAATGTCAATGCCAGCCTGGGCCGTCACGGCTCGGCCTTCCATGTCCTTTTGAATGCTGGCGGTTGACTGAATAAAAACAATGTCGCTAACCTCTTTAACCTCGTCCTCAATTATTAACGTGCATTCGTATTTTAAAAGCAACGGTTTGACTGCCTCAAGTATATCCTCGACTGACCGATACTTGTATTTGCCATATGCGTTGTACTGGTTTTTTGGAGCTTTCAACTCCGCTTGAATTAAAATTAATTCTTTCATAGGTGTTTGTTGTTTAAAGGTTGCGTTCAATTTCTATTTCTAATTCTAGCAAAATGCTAGGCGTTGGGATTACGTCAATTACATCGTCGGTCGCCTCATCGTAATAAGATAGGCTATTCGTGTGCTGAATTTGAATTTCTGTTTCGCCGTATGCTGGCGCCCATTCGCTTTCGTCTTCGCCGCAGTTGGTAACGATGTAATCGCCTTGCCAAACGTACTCATGGCCCTCGTAAATGAAATTTACTTCTTTGTCGTAATGTGTTTCTGATTCGTAATTCATATGGGTTTGGTTTAAATGAATACCCGAAATTATTATTTATTTCTATGATTCAAAACAATTTCTAAAAATATTTTAATCAAAACGCAATCTTTTGTTTTAGTCTTAATTTTTATGCTTTTATCTTGCGTCATGAATGAGGACCAAATAATAAATCCGTTTGGCTACGGCATAGCATCTAAGGTGCTAGACGAAAACCGAAAGCCTGTCGATTGGTGGATGCAATACTTGGAGTTTAACCAGGCGGTCGAGGAAAACGAATTTTACGTTTTGTTTGCCGATGGTTTGCTAGTCAAAAAAGGACGATCTAAATATAAAAGCAGCCAATACACCTTTGGCGACCAGTACAAATCATTTAAGCAATATTATGACGAAAAAAAGACTTTTAAAAATGACACCAACGCTGGTTGGTATTTTATTGCTCATCGCATTATTGATGAAAATTTGCCTGTAAAGTAAACCACTCTTTACAAAAAGGCCATTAAATGTCTAATATATTGCACATTATTAAAGTTTTTAGGACTTAATGTATGAAAAATCATGCCTGATATCACAATGTGCCCAGGGACAAATTGTCCCCACAAAGAAAGTTGCTACCGATTTACTGCAAGGCCTAGCGAGTATATGCAATCCTATTTTATTAATTCACCAATTAAGGACGGCAAATGTGAAATGTACTGGAAAGAAAATGCGCAAAGCGTTTGGGATCAGCTTAAAGAAATCGTGAAACCTAAATAGGGCGAATCTGCCACAATTAGGAAAAATTCATGCATTTATACCGTGCCAAATGTGGCCAAAATGTCGACGGTTGGTCCCAAATATTGTCGATTTTTGTTACGAATTTATGTAAAAAGGTAACAAGCAATTCGAAATTTTACCGAATAGAAACCTATAAGTTCACAAATTGGGAACTTTTATAAACCTTTAGAATATTTTTTTATTAACACTAAGTGTATGTAATTTTTCCAAAGGCTGGTATTGGTAGCTAAACAAATACTTGTTGTCCAAATAGGAAACTTTTGCGCCTGGTTGTAACAAAGAGTTAACCGATGCTCCCAAATAAATTCCTTTAGGCTTTTGTACAATTGTCTTGGTTTCGGTGTTTGTTATTGTATTCGTAACGACTGGTATTTTAAAATCGCTTGTTGCGGTCATTTTTAGCACCTCTCCAAGGACTTCGCCGCTTACGTTGGTACTTCCATACTCAAAAGGAAAGGACGCGTTAAACTGGCTAATTTGTGGCTTAAAATCAATTAGTACTGTATCCCTTAAAACCTCTGTTTTTATTTTTGTTTTAGGGACGTAAACCGTGTCCTTTACCTCGACAATCAAAGTGTCCGTTTTTGTCACGGTTTCAAACTTGTAAACGGTTTCGCTTTCAGTCTTTGGAAAAAATATGTAGGCAACAAGTATTCCAGCAAAAAAGGCTAAGGTTGCTATTTTTATTTTTTGGTTGTCGTTAGAGAAATTCATTGCTCAATAAATAAATTGTCTTGCTCTAGTATTTTGCGTAACTCATCTCGGCAATACTTATAAGCCTGGTAAGTATCGTCCGATAACTCTTTGTACTTCATTTCAGACCTTAGCAACTGGTCAAAATCCCAAATGGCGCTCTTATAGTTATGGCCATTTATCGCCGCTTGAAAATCGTCGTTTTCCTCGGGTAAATAATATTCAAGTATTGCTTTCATAACGGAAATTTACAACTGTCTACTAATAATTCCCAAGTGTCAATATTTTTGGCTCTAATTCTTCGAGCGTCTAAGGTCAAAATTCGACCGCCAGTTGGTTTAATTGGTGCGCCACGTTCAACGTGCCAACCTCCAAAGCCGTCCTCGTATTCTTCTTTGTACGATCCAGTTATTGCAAGGTGAATTTGTTTCTGTATTAATTCATGGTGATGCTTTCCTGGGTTGTATTGGACCGCATCCCTAGCATCGTTACGGCTTGAATTTTCGTGAATGTGACCCATTACAAAAACGTCCATGTTTTCATACATTTCTAGCGCTCTAGTCAAGTTAATGGCTCCCTTAGTAACTACACCACCGCCGCCGCTTCCATGAAAATATTTGAGCATTTTGGTCATAAAGGTATTTGTCTCAATTTGTTTTTTGATAACAAGCCAACCGCCATAACCTCCAGTATATACGCTAGTATTATTGTTGTAATTAAGCAAATCGACAAACCTTTGCAATGGATCAGTTTCCAAATTTTTGATAATTGCGGTCTCGTGGTTGCCGTAGCCAATAACCGTAATTAAATGCGCGTAAGGTGTCCACCAATTTACGGCGTCCTCAATTACTGCGTCTATATAATTTGCTTTATTATGCTCAGGTAATACGTCCTTTTTGCTTCGCCTGGGGTCGTATTTCCCTTGCATGAGGCATAGGAAATCGCCCGCGATAAAGACGGGAATGGCTTGTTGTTTGCAGTAGTCCAAATGGCGCTTTAATTTCTCACGATCACATTTGGGATTGTCCCAATGTATATCCGACAACAAGGCTATTTTGGACTCTGTTTGGCCGAGGCTTATTTGGTGCAAATTCCTCGAGATTTTTTTGATTTCCATTAAATAGGAATGTAGGTTGTTTTGCCTCCCGACCGAACGGCCTTTAGCTTTTGCTTGCGGTTGCCTGTTTTAACAAATGAAACGTGTACCCAGTCAGGATTAAAATCTGTTCCAAATTCCCAGATTAGTTGATCAAAGTCAAGCTTGGTTTTTATAAAATCAAATACCATTCTGTTTGTGACCTCGCCGTTACTTCCATCCATGTCGATATCAATCGCTTGACCCTTACAATGTTGGCTTGACGAACTACCCTTAATGAAATCATTGAGAGCCTTGCTTCTGTAACCAGAGCTGATAAAAATAGGAACACCAAAATGTTGGCGAATAGGTTCAAATACTTTATCTGCAAGAAGCTTGAAGTTCTCAAGATGCTCTGCGGTTGGGGTATTATCTATTCCATGTCTTTTGGCTGTATCACTTCTGGTGATCTCCGCAAGATTAAGATGTGGACTGATTTTCATTTTTGTCAGTTGGTTTTTTAAATATCTTTTCCGCTGCCGTTATACCTAAAGCGGCCGCACTTAATGCAGCCACGGAATAAACAAGAGCGTCGTTAGGATTAAAATACAAAGTCCAACACAAGGCAATTGCAGTAAGTACACCAACAAGCCTTTTGCTCGATGCTTGCCCATGCTCGGATAAAAATCCTTTTGCCCATGTAAAAAACTTTCTCATCTGCCTTGCCCTCTGTAAGTTTTTGGTTTTTGTTGGCTCTTTGAATAAGCCTTTTTAGCTTTTCCGTTTCTACGCTTGCCAAAAGAGGTTGGCTTTAAATTTGAGTTACTCCCCTTTTTCATTTTTTCGCTTTTCGAAAATTGCCTTTTCGTTTTTGATTTTAAACACCAGCCAAACGATTGAAAGTAAAGAAATGATTATTGTAAGGAAAATATTTACGTTCATAAGGTCGATTGCCTGAAAAACGTTGGCTAAAATAGCCGCAAATGTCGAGGGTAATCCTATTTCGTCCTTTTGGAAAATATTCATTTCATTTAATTGCTTTTCGTTTATCAAAAATAAGTCATTTATAAGGAAATAAAAAAGGCCTATTTCTAGGCCTCTAAATTGTCGGTGGTGGTTTACCATTACTTTTCTTTTAAAGCCTCGTAAAGCGGCCCTAAAACAAGCACAGTAAAGCCTTTAGCCTTGACCTTTTCCTTTACTAAATCAGCGTCCGATTTGCTTAGCTCAATGTCGCCCTCAGAATAGTAAATTTTCTTAGCCAGCTCGTAAAGTCTAATCGGGTCGTCTTTTTCTTCAGCTGAAAACAAAGCGTTTCCGACCATCTTAGACAAGTACATAAACTCGCCGTTTTCGCTTGTGATTTTGTTGCCTTCGATATCAGTTAAGGCAATTGCTAGGTTTACAATCATGCTATAAGTGTTAAGTTTAATTTTTCGGCAATATAAACATATGCCGCCTCGTTTGAATTATCCCAGTCCAAATAATCTTTGCCAGTCATTGGCACGTTGCCATTCACTAAACAAAGGCCTTGTATTAAAGGGGTTTCCTCTGTGCCTTGTCCTCCTTCGCATAACTCGTAATAAAAGTTACAAGCGCTTTGCAAATTGTCGTCTATAATTTTAGCCGTTAAAATGCTTGCGGTTTTTTGTTCTCCATTATTCCAAATGGTTATTGGTTGAATTTGTTTCATTTTTTTATTTATTTAATTCTTATTGTTCCATAAGTCACCGTATAAGAAACACCATTGGCACTTCTAATTTGCACATTGTTTCCAGAAAATTGCACTTGAATATTATTGCCTAAAATTGTACTTGTTAATCTTTCTCCACTATTTTCATTAAATAAAGTGAAAATCGCATAAGTTCCATCATTTGAATTTGTTTGCACAGTAAGGAAATAAGCGGAATCTGTTCCAGCGGTGAAAATAGTTTGATAGGTTCCTGTCATTGTCAAATTTCCTGAGTTTGATAAAAAGGCATTCCCCAAAGAACTAATTACTCCATTTACTGCCAGCTTTGCACCAACATCCGTTGTAGTTCCAATCAACACGTTGCCGCCTGAAGTAATGCGCATTCTTTCTGAGCCGTTATTTTCAAAAATAGTTGCAGCGTTTTCTCGATTAATAATATAAAGTTCTCTGCTAAAATCAATTCCTATGAAAGAGCCATCTGTTGTACTTTCGCCGCTAT